AGCTGTGCTTTCATTATAGGCTGACGCAAAAAATTCATCATCACCTTTATCTGCTAAATAATTTTCACTATATTGACTATAATGGTCTTGCCAATTGTAGCCTGTTGTATTTCTTTGACTTAAATAATCTTGTTTAAAATCTTGTATAAATTTATCTGCTGAGTTATTTGCGTATTGTTTGTATGCACCAAATCTAGCCCAACCATTATAAATATCTGGAAAACCATTTTTATGAGCAAGTTTAGATTCTTCTAAAGTCATGCCATTAATCTTAGCGGCACCCTCGTTAGCTTTTTGTTCATTTTGTTCTTTAAACTTTTTATCTGCTAAAGCTTTGATTGCAGGATTAATACTAGCTAAAGTATCTGCTAGTTGTTCAAAACCACTTTTACCAACTATCTGAGCTCCAGAACCTACTGATACAGCTTCTGGTGTTGGTGCGTTTTCCAACTGCACATTAGTATTTAAATCTGTATTTATTTTAGCCATTATTTAGGTGAGTTGTAATTATCGTAAGTTAAATTAAATGTTTGACCACCTGAGCTCGCATTTGGAGTAGTAGGTGCCGCATTAGACATATACATTGTACCAATATCTGTAGCCGCACTTAAAGCATAAGATGTAAATGATGGTTTGTATGCTCTAGGTAAATTGTTTATTTGGTTAGTAAATCTTCTATTCCAAGCAAGTCTATCTTGTGCCATTCCATACATATAGTTTTCATAGTTTTGATCTATAATATTAGAATCTTTACCTGCTTGTCTTTCTACGTCTCCAACTAAACTATTAAATAAATTACCACCAATACCTTTTTCAAATATTGCTAGTTTAACTTGTCCTTTTTTCTTTGTTTCTTCTTCTTTAAGTTTTAGTTTTTGCTCACTTAATTGATCTTCTTTAATTTCTTTTTGACGTATAAGTGCGTTATCTTTGTAGATAGCTTCTTCTCTAATAGTTTTAGCTTTAGCATCAGTTTGAGAGTTAGTGTAGTTAGCTTTAGCTTTATCTGCTCGATAAGACTGTACTGCTGAAAATACTCTTAATGCTGTAAATGCTGTTGGGTTACACATCTATTGTTTCTTTCTCCTGTTTAAAGTTTTGTTTTATAAATCCATAAAATAAAACATCGTTAAATGTTTTTTCATTAATAATTTTAAATCCACACCAATTAAGCCAATCTAAATGTAATTTATTTCTACTGTCGATGTAGTTAAAGAGAATAGGAAACCTATCTTCCATTTCTTGTACTCTATCTTTACATTCTTTTAAGAATTTAATTTTAATCTTTTTAATCTTTGGTGTGCAAAGTAAAAATGGAGATCCAATATTTTTATCATCTAAAGATGGGACAACTCCATATATACCTGCAATTTTTTTATCTACAAAAAATGAACGACAGTAGCTAGTCATTGCTAAACCTTTTAATAAAGTTTTTTCAATGTCTACATCTCCTGACTTTGCTTTTATTTCTGCTAAATCTTCTTTTCTTAAATCTTTAGTTAATTCTTTTATATGTTGTGCTTTTGTATCTATTTCATCAATAATCATTAGGTTATTACTCTTGTTGAAAGAACAGAGAATATACCCTCCCACTCTGCCGATAGAAAATTACAAGGAACGTAACTATCGGAAGTTATAAATATAACTGAGTCTTCGTTTTTACATTGAATTGGAAACTTAAAAGTGCCACTTTCCAAATTTGGTTGACCTAGTGTAAATCCACTTGATCCTAATACTTGTCCCGTAAATTTATAAGTAGAAGATGACCTAGCTAAAGGTGTCATTACTACTTCAAAAAATCCTGTATCTCCATAAACAACACTCATGTTTTTTAACTGTAATCTGCCACTATTAACAGTTGTAGAATTACCAGAAGATTTTTGTTCACGAACATAGAAAGTTGGAAAGGTATATTTAAAAGTATATTTTCTTCCAACTATACAAGTGTTTGCTGAGTAATCTCCTGTAACTACTACTGTTGTATTTGTAGTGCTAACTATAGGGATATTTCTACCTTTTTCAGAAGATCCCCAAGATCCACCTAGTACAACCTCCATTGTGTTTGTATCTTGATAAGGTAAAGTAAAAGTAGTTTTATCAGTGCCACTACTGTAACTACCTGTTAATACAACTTTACGATCTAATAAGACTGTAAAAGGTAAATTAGTATCTACCTCATTAGTCTTTAAGTTCATTTTCTCTAAGTAAGTACCATCAGCTCTTTTAACTACGATGTATAAAAAGTTTTGAATACAATCACCATCTAAGAGTACATCTGTTGTAGAGAAAATATATTTAGATCCAGATCTTTGTAAGGCTTTTTTAGATTCATCAAAATAATATTTATAAACAAATAAAGAGTTTCTTTCTCCAGATGAAAATCCAAACACAGTATTCTCACTAGAAGAACCTTTTAATCCTGTAATACTTCCTGAAATGTATCTTGGTAAGTTAACTGTTATATCTAAAGCATCTTTAATTTCAGTATCAGTATTAACATAGTATTCTCTAACACCTGCAAAACTACCTCTAGAAATACCAAAGTAAATGTTTTGACCTACTCCTAACGGCTTACAACTATCATCAATTTCATATTCAGTTGTTTGATTAATTGAAACTGTTTTAGCAGACAATACTTCTTCTGCATCAAGTGTAAATTGTGTTTGATCTGAAAATAAAACAAGCTGTTCATTAAAAGGTACAGCATACTTTAGTATAGAAACTTTATTATGACTAACCGCTAAATCAATCATATCGTCATCTACTGATGTAGTTACTGTTGTAGCCCAAAAGGTAAAGAACTTACCTGCTTTAGAAAATATTACATTTTCATCAGATAAAAAACCTAATCTATTTCTATAAAAGAAAATATCATTAATCTTTCTTCCTATAAATGTAGGATCTGGACTTGTTGTTTCATCGCCAACTGTTCGGCTTGCAAAGCTCGGCTCCTCGTAATCTGTACCACTAACCGTGTAAGTTGAACCGTCAGCTTTGCAAAATCTAAAATTCCCGTCTGCCGTTCTTATTAAAAGATGAGGCATAGTAGAGGCATCAAATGAGTTGTCTAAACCGTCTTTAACAGTTTCAACCCAAGTATTACCGTCCCAATAAACAAAATAATTATCATACTCAGTACCGCCATCTCCTACAATTTCTGTTACAAAACCTGTAACACCTTTGTATGGTAAATCAGCAAATGAGTTAGTCTTATCTTTAACCATGATAAGACCATCGCCACCTATACCGTCTGATACAGAAGCTGTAAATGTACCAGAAGTTTTTGATACATGAATAATAGAACCATCTCTTGTTACTGAGTAACCACTTAAATTACTGTTTAAGTCGTTATATAATTCTGTTGCTATGTTATCTGTTGTAATAGAACTAGAATTACCAGAGCTAGAATTATCCAAAGTTTGATAACTAGCTACTGATGATCCGTCTATTATTATTTCGTAAGTAGTTTTATACTGTCCATTTTTAACATAAAAGATGGCTTCATCTGGTCTAGCTGTAGCAGTAGATCCAGACTTAGTTGTAACTTTTGTTTTGTTAACAATAAAAGTGTAATCAGCAACAGTAACTAAATTAAAATCATCTTGTGGTGCTGATGCTGTTAAGTAAGAAACTCCATCTGGTACAACAACAGTTTTAGCATTACCCGCTAAGTCGTATACTTTAATACTTTGGTTGTTTACTAAGACAACGTATTGTTCTGAGCTATCTCTATTAATAATATGTACTTTACTATTTGTTAAAGTATCAGTATTTAATTTTGCAATATGTTCTGTAGGTGGTCGTTTACCTAAACCAGAAATAATATCTGACAAACCGTTTTCTTGAACACTAGCTTGATTTGGTAGTTTAACTGTATCTGGTTGCTGAGAAACCCCATTCAATAAATTTGGAATTGAATTGGAAATTAATCTGGCTGGCATTATTCATCAGTAATTGTTGATTTCATCGGTTGATAATTATCTCTATCTAAAACTCTAAATGTACTGTAGTTATCAAAAATACTATGATCTCTAGTATCTCCTTCATGTTCTTTTAATGCAGATAAAGCTTGAAGTTCATCAACTTGATGAAATCTATGTAAAGTTTCAGAAGCTAACATTCTATCTTGAAATATTCTTGTTGCTCTGATTGTAACGTATCTTCTTGCTGTTTCTGGTAATTCAGTAAATTCTAATAACCAAGTTATGTTTACTTTTATATCTTTAGTAAGAACATAAGTATGGTTTTCTCTATCCCAAAGTTTTCTTGCTCTTTCAACTAAATCTAAGTTAGCATCACTATTAGAAGTATCTACTCTTAGACAGTTTGAAGGTAACTCAATTTGATTAGCTGTATTTCTTGCAAGTGTATAATTAGTATCTGTATTAAAATGCCAACCTACACTTTGTACTTCTCTTGAAACATTATCTAAAATTTGTATTGCAATAGAAACGTCTGTTGTAGTTGAAGATGTAATTGTGTTAACAGGACTTTCTCCTATCGCCGTCATCATTACATTGATGCTTTCTAACTTACTACTTACTGTTGTCATATTTAAATTTTGTTAGCACAGGGCGAGCTGTTTTTATGAACTCGCCCCATGAATAAAATCGTAAAATTAATTACGAAGTTTTGATTTCAATTGCACAAATTGGATTAAGTACACCATGACCCATAGCGTATTTAGCAACCATTAATGTACCTTGTCTTTGGATTTGGTAATCCATTTCTGTAGACAGATCCATTAACTTAACTGTTCCAACTGCATTTTTCTGCCAAACACAACCAACTGTAGTTGAGAAGTTCCCTGCAAAATTTGTAGAAGAACCCTGAGCAACGCCAGAAGAAATGTTTGTAGAAGGTATGTTGTTAGACATAATTATATTAATGCCTGCAACTTTTAAAACTTTACCTTCTGAGTAAGAACCGTTTCCACCCCAATCTCTGTTTATAACAGTAGTACCTTGAATCAGATTGTAGTAAGCCGCAGGTGAAACTGCTGCATATCTATCTTCCGCAGGTACATCTAAAGCGTCTAACTTTTCAGCCGCAGCAAAAATACTTGCCGCCGCAGATGCCGCATTAGTGTTAAAGTCAGCATCAGTAATAGATTGGCCAGCCGCTTGTGGCGATGCCGCACTTGCTCTTGATGCTAAGATTAGGTTTTGGTAAACGTGTTTATCCATTTGGCTCGCTAAAGCTCTACCCATTTCTTTTGTGTAGATTGATCTAACATCGAAATGATTCATAGCTTCATCGATTTTCGAAATGAAAACTGGAGCGATAAGTAGATTCTCAATAGAGATTGTTCTCTCATTGTGAGTTACAGATCCGCCAGTAATTTCATTTCCTGCCGTATGGTACGCCGCCGTAGTAACTTTTCCAACTATTGGAAATTGTGCCGACTTGCCCGAACTAATTGTTCGAACCATGTGTTTGTCTAGGGTAGTGTTTGCAGTTTCGAAGGCTGTAATTACTTCTCCACTAAAAACCTTGAGGAAGCTAGCTGTTGTAGAGCCAGATCCCGCATTTTGCCCAATGTTTGATACAGTATAATTTGACATTATATATATCTCCTTTTGTTTAGGTTTTTGCTAATAGAGCTAGTTAATTTCAGTGTCGGAATTGTCCAACCTCAGTCGGGTTTCGTCTTACTTTTAATCTGCTATTCAAGGACTAGCAATTTGTCCATAGAATTTTATTAAATAACTTTTGATCTAGCTAACTTGTCTGCTACCATTTTTCTAAATGCACTATCGGTAGCATACTGAGGACTAGCCATATCTGCTTTCATCTGGCCTATACTTTCGTATGTAGCTCCAGAGTTTGGTACAGATGTTTCTCCAGTTGTTAACATAGGTTCTTTACTTTCAGATGAGAAACGAGCATACATACCTTTAATAGTAAACAATGCAGTTTCATTATCTTTACTTATGTTATCATTAAATTGTTTAACTTCTGATTCAGAAAGATTATTACTTACCCAATCAGTCATTCTTTTATAATTTTCTTCTCCACCTGCACTTTCATAAGCTTGGGTTTCAAATTGTTTTGCTACAGCGTCTAAGCCTGCAATATAATTATCAATGTATGATTTAGGTAAACCTGCTTTTTCTAATCCAGAAATAGTTTCTTCACTTAACTCACCATTATCTTCAAACTCTCTTTGAGCAGAAGTAAAATCAAAATTAATTGGTGTGTCAGTTTTTGATTCTTCTTTAGGAGCTTCTTCTTGAGGTTTACTCTCTCCTAATTTCTTTTCTAATTCTTGGTAAGATTTAACTAAATCTTCTTGTGTTTTAAATTTACCAAGTATTGGTTTTGATTCAACAGCTTCTGGTGCTTGTTCAACTTCAACTGTATTGTTTGCATCTACTTTAGCTTCCATAGCATCTCTATGCTCTTGAGTTTCTTGTACTCCTTCTTC